ATCAAAAGCTAATCCATCTGACACATATTCTAATATAATAAGTTTACCAACTAAATTACTTGAAAAAGAAACTTTACCTTCTCTTTCGTTCATGTTAAACCAACCGTTCATTTGAGAGTATTGAGGGTCAATTCCGTACATTCTTCCATAACCAGATCCAATATTACTTCCTAAACCACCCCAGTTGTAAGCCCACATATCATTTGTGAAATCATTAGTGAAGTTTCCGTCAATAAAATCAGTATTAGCATTGTGCCATCTTTCTTGTGTTATAGATGTTCCCTCTATGTCATTACCCCATTGATCCTGAGTTGGTATACCTGCTGAATCTTGAGCTTGAGTGTAATAAGGACTAGTTGTTAAGTTGTTAGCTGGGTACATAGGTCTTTTAACACCTAGCTCATCAATCCAAGACATACTTACGTAGTTAACATAATCTTGAGGTAATATTAACGTAAGTTCGTTGGGTATAGTTAGTTCAGCTTTTTTTATACTTTTTAAAGTATCATAACTAAACTCTTGCATTGCTCTCTTAGTGTGGAATATTACATCTGTTCTCTTGGCATTTGGTATTAATTTACCTTGCCCTATGTATCCTACTAAAAAATTACTTACAATGTCATTTAACTTTACGTACTGATATCCTCCGTAATTATCTTCTACTGTTTGACCATATGCTTTTTCAGCTTCTGTGTTAGCATACTTACCACCACTTAGTGTTGTTAACTGAACAACTATAAAAGCGTTAGCTGAAGGTGATGCAGTTAAAGATATTGTTTTACCATTAGTAACCACTATTTCCGTAACCCATTGACTCCAAGTACCAGCTAAACCGCTTGGGCTTGTGTAAACTTTGAAATTGTTTAAACCATAATCAGGATCACTAGGATTCCAACTAGTAGAGCTTCCTAGTATTAAATCAGAATCAAAGTCTGTTACAAACTTTTGATTAACTGTTATTGTTCCAGCTCCTCTAAAGTCTTGTGTTCCTTGATAATACTGTTGAGAATTTTCAGTTATTAATCCGTTATTAGTAGGTTGTATAGCCATTATATATTAGTTTCTTTCGTTTTGTGCCTCTTGAGCAATTTCACTAGCAGCAGCTTGAACTATATTTGGGTCTTTTATTACAACTCCTGCGTAAAGCAAGATCTGCAAAACAACATTTGTTTGCTCTGTAATATCTAATTCAAAATCAACTGAAGTAGAAGGATTCCATATATATGTGTAATCTGGCTGAGATGATGTGAAATTCCAAACAACATCCGCTGGTTTTCTAACGTAAGTAGCCTGTACGCTAGAATTTATTGATTGAGGATATATAGTTATTTTATTACCTTCATAAAGGTAAACTGGAAAATAAGTTGAAGGCTTAGTTATTGTAGATAGGTTTAATTTAGCTAGTTCATTTCTTTGAACAGCCTCAACCTCTTTATCGTCATTATAAATAACAGTACCTAACTTATAAAAATCTAAAGGATACAATGTTATAACTATATTTACACCTACGCCTAGCGCTCCTGCTGTTAAATTAAAGTTACCACCTGTTATGTTGTAATTAGTATACACAATACCATTAACAGTTACAACAATTTGGCTTTGTTCAACCTGAGCCTGAGTTATAGTTGTTAAAGGATATGATATAGTGTTTAATATTCCTGTTAAGTTTTGAGTTCCAGTAGCTGTCCCTGAAGATGTTGGGGTCGTGAAAAAACCTGGTTGCGTTGTAGTTGGTGCAGTATAAGTACAAGAGCCTATAGTTTTAAAAACGTCAAGTTTTTCTTGAACGCTTTTGTACCTGTCACCGTATTCACTTTCGTTTTGCGGCACTCGTAGTTGTTGGTTTATAGTTTCAAAGTAAGTGTCAACTATATCAAGCTGTACTTGAGTAGCTAACTTGTTAAACTCGTTAGGCGTGAGATAACCTCTTTGTTCCTTATTTATTATTAACAAGACTGTTTTATAAACTTGATCTACGTTTATTGCCATTTTAATTTGTTTATTATAATATGGGCCCGAGTGAACGAGCCCTATATTAGTATTACATGTTATTTAAACTTTTTCTCGATAGACTTGTATATTTCTACTCCTTCATCAGTCTTCAAGAAAGCAGCAAACGCCGCATATGGATTTTCATCAAATGGTACAGTCATTAATTTTCTTCCATTGCTAGCCCAAGTAAATACACGTTGATCTTGTGATAACTTTATTATTCTAGCTTCAGTGGCTTTTATACCAAAATTTCTTAATTGTACATTTTCATCATTTGCTAGCTCCATAAATAATTGTGGATTTGATTTAGCAAACATTAGTAAATCTCTTTTTATTTCTTTAGAACTTAGTTTGTTTATGCTAGTTCCTATTTCCACTCTCAGTACAGCCTCGGCTTGGTCTATATCCATATCTCTAGCTGCTAAAAGTGCTTGTATTTCCCACTCCATCCACTGTAATTCGTTAACAGCATTTTCTTGTGGTTTTAGTTCTTTAAACCTATGCCCTGATAGAGGGTGATATAAAGACAACATTTTTTGTAAGTTTTGTTTTTCTTTTGGAACAGCTAAAACGCCGTCTCTAAAAGTTATATGACCCATTGTTGATTCTCCTTTGTGTTCATCTACAAAGACAGATGCTTGATTTGTCGCGTACTTAAGTTCTCTTTGAGATCCTATTGCTTCATCAAACCACAATAATGGATGTTTTTTTGTATGCTTACTAGGTATTGTATAAGTCAATGGTGACTCATTACCTGTTAGATAGTAATTTCTATCTTTTATTTCCCACTCAGTAGGTTTAGTTTGTTTTTTTGTTGACATAATATAATATAATTAAATAATTTTATAAGAGTAATTGTTACCCCCGTGGTTACAACGAGGGTAAGAATTACATTTGTTGAATCTTAGATTCCTTTGAACAATACAAAGTTGTTCGCAGCTTGTGTAACTAAACATCTTTCTGATAAGAAGTTTACTTCCATTGCATCCAAAGATGAAGTAAAAGCACCTCCTACAGAACCAGTTAACCAAGACTTCATACGTCTGTCATCAGCTTGAGAAGCTCTATAACGCACGTGTAAGAATGGTCTTCTAATGTTTGTTCCTAAGATTTGATCATATACCGTAGAAGTTCCAGCTGGTACTAATACACCTTCAATAGATGCAGGTCCAGCAATAGCTCCACGAGTAGAAGCATCGTTTAAGTATTTCCAGTCAGTTTTGTAGAAGTCATAAGAACCTCTTCTGAAACCAGAGAAACCTAAATTTAATGCCATTTCCTCAGAATTTTCAAATAATCCAAAAGCAGTACCTCCAGCGAATCCACCTGAGATAGAAGCAAGCATATCATCAAAATCAAGAGCAGTAGCTCTGTTTAAGAATAACATGTTTTCTTCAATAGCTCCTTGAGTATCTAAGTTTTTAAGTATTGCATCAAAAGCATCTAATCCAGCAGCAGCTGTAAATCCAGTTTGTACATTACCTCTCTGACTGATAGCAGAGAATAAACCTTGAGAACCACCACTTTGATTTGTCAATGCAGCAGGTCCACCAGCACTTAATTCTCCTTCAACCATTGCCATTTCTAAGTAATCTTCAAAACGTAAACGAGTTTCAGATTCAGCTTTTAAATACCATAAGTATCCTCCAGTTCCATCTTCAGTAGCAACTTCTACCCATCCAATCTGAGCAGTGTCAGAACCATTGATAGTATAAGTACTTCTAATGATTATTGGAGAGTTTGAAAATTGAGTAAAGCTAGGATCTACAGTAACCATAGGGTTATTATTAGCAGCATAAGTATTTGCTCCTACAGCTGCATTTGCAGTTGAAGTTCCTTTCTGAAAATCAGAACCGTAAACAAATATCTTTTTTCCAGCACCGTCAGCAATACCAGCAGCAGCTAAAGTAGCAAAACCATAAGGCTCTACAACTAACTGTCCTGGATTACCTCCTCCACCTGCTAAGCGAGTGTCAGAAGTTCTAACAAAACATTTTGCTTCACCACCGAATTGATCCATTACAACTATCGTTGCACCTGGAGAAATTACGTTTACAACCGGCACAGCAGCACCTGCAGCTGTAACAGGAATTGTAATTGTTCCCGCTCCAGAAGCTGAAGTACAGTTGTTATAAGCAATGTGTAATCTATTTTGTTCAGACCAAATTACTTGATCAGATGTCATTGGCATTTCAGCGCCAACCATTCTTAAAAATCCTGATAACGTTCTGTTACCATATCTTTCTACCTCTGCTTCGTAAAGCTCTGGTAGGTATTGTTGTGAGAAATCGTTTTGTCCACCTGTGAAATTTAGGTAGTTGTTTGCCAACGTTTGTTGTTGTTGACTTGGTACGATTGAACCAAATTGCGGAGCAATTGCCATAATTTTAATTTTTAATTAGTTAAACTTTTTAGTTTTAATTTTTAGTTTTGACGAGTCTAACCCACTAATTGCTTTAACTTTTAATCCATTTATAAATACATTTCCGTCGGCAACTCGCCTAGGTTCGTCTTTAGATGGATTTTTAGATCCACTGATTATGCTTTTTACACCATCAGCTTTTCCTTGTTCGTAAAAATGATTAGCAAGTTTATCTGCGTTCATAGCAGCATACATTGCTTTATGGTAACCTGCAGCGTCTGTCATTAATCCTTCTTCGTTTGTATATTTACCTACGAAGTTTTGTACATCAGCTTGTAGTTCACCTACTTTAACCGGATCTTTAATGCCATATCTAAATCTTTTTTCACCAAGATCAAATTCAAAACCTTTGAATTCGTTGTTGAATAGTTTTTTAGTTCTGTCTCTAAAGTCACCGTGCACTTGTGTAGCAACTTCTTGTTGCTGCTTGTATTGGTCGTAAAAGCTAATAGCCTCTTGTTGTTCTTGAGTAACGCCCGGTCTCAACTTGATCTCGTCGTAATATTTGCTCTTAGAACTTTCAAGAAATTGTTTTGCGTTTGCAACCTCTTCCTTAAACGCAAGTTTTTTCTTACGTATTTCTCTTGGCTCATCTACATCTTCATCAAAATCAAAATTATCTTCCATTAAAAAGCTAATTTCTTCTTGATCTAAATGTGGTTTTGCCTTTGTATAATATTCTTTTAAAACATCCTTAGGACTATAAGAACTATAATCTTTATTTAAAGACACATAGTCTTGTACAGTTCCACCAGTTTCTTCCATAAAAGATACTAGTTTTTCAATGTTTTCTGGTAAAGGTTTACCTAAGATTTTTTCATCTCTTTGCGCTTCTTTAACTTCTTTCGCTATTTCCTTTACCTCTTCTTTTGTTATTTCTTGGATCGGGGTAATTTCTTCAACAACCTCGCTGGGCTTTGATACTTGTTCGTCCACTCCAGAGCTATCTCCGGTTTGTTCGCCCACATCCATTTTCTTTGTTTCTCCGATTTGAATGGCATCTTCTTCTTTTTTTAAAGCCTCAGTAGGTATTTCCACTTTTATAACCTCTGGGGCTATATCACCTGTTGCCTCTGGTTTTGTTAAATCAACCTTGGTTATTTCGTCTTTAGATTGTAGACTTAAATTTTTAGGTTTTTTCTTTTTAATTTTAAACTCACCTTCTTGCTTGATAGGCTCATTTGATTTTGTTTCTTCTGACATGATAAAATATTATATAATTATTAAATAGTTAACTAGGCGGCATTATATTTTGTAAACCAAACGTGCCTAGTTGTGATGAATCTCCACTTTCAAAATCTACTGGAGCTGAATCGTTTTGTCGTTGATTTATTAATTGACTTTGTTGAGTTCCTTGTAATTTAACTCTTTTATCTTTTCTATCTTCTATTTTGCTTTCTTTCTCAGACTCTACGCCCATTTTTATTTGAGCTAACTGTTTTTGGTACTCAAACTCTTGAGCCATTAACTGTTGTTTAACCGTCATCTCTGTTTGCATCCTTTGAATTTCAAACTGTGACTTGGCTTGTTCTACCTGTACTTTTGATTCTGTCATAGCTTGGTTTTTTTGAACCTCAGCCATAGCGGCAGCTTCTGTAGTTTTAGCATTTGCTTGTGCTTGTGCTTGAATCATTTGCTGTTGTTGCGCTTGCTCCCTTGCTATTTTCTTTTTTCTTTTTTGCTTCAGCAACTGATTAGCTAGTTTAAGGTTTTTTATTTGCCTTATATCTATAGCATCTTCTAAGTCAATACCTCCGCTTTGCAAAGCTATTTGTATGTTTTGCTCTAACTGAGCTTGAGCTTCGTCATCAGGTTCTAATTCTAAGAATATACCAAAATCATGCAGATTAAGTGTAGCTATTTCAGCTAATGTACTAGCATTAAATAATGATATGCTCTCTATTAAAGCATTTTTAGTTAAAGGAAAAGAAAGTACATCAACCATCTTTAAAGATATGTTTTCACATATTCTAAGAGCAAGAAATAAGCTAGCTTGATTAACGTGCTTAGTTGCTATATTAGATTGATTAGCAGCCATCTTTGCTATGCCTACTAATGCGTCTTTATCCTGCATACTACCATCTCTAGCTTCGTTAAGACCTGTTACATCTCTTATCATTTGTAGATAATAATTGTAAGTCATTATTAAGCTTTGTAACTTAGCGCTTCCAGCTGATGATTGTAATTCTTGAATAGGCACTTTACCTCTATTTAGCTCTCCATCTTGAGTTAGAGATCTACCAACGATAGAACCAGTTTGAAAATACATGTTTAATGCCTCTGCTGGATTATAATTTGTGCCGTTACCTAGGTCAACTTCAGCGAGCCCATCCATATCTAAAAACACACCATCTGGCACCATTCTAGACAAGACCTGCTGCATTTTCAAATGTGTTATTTGAATCATGTCAGCAAAACCTGTTATCTTACTTACTATAGATTCTATTCTACCTTTATACATTCTAGGTGCGCATATAGCGTAGTTCATTTCAACCTTAGTGTTGTCAGAATTAGGCCTTGTCATATTTTCAGCAAGTTCCCATTTTAACATTATATCCGTACCAAGAACTTTAACACCTGAGTATAAAACTTCTATGGTTCTAGAAACCTTGTTATACGTGTCAGCAGGTGGTGGATTAAATTCGTCTGTTTTTTGAATAACTTTTTCTAAACCATTTTCAGTGTTTTTTAATTTAAACACTTGGTTCATATACGTCTTATATTCAAAATACATAACTTGAACCGTGTTACTGTCGTAGTTACCCCACCCTGTTATGTACTGCCTATTACCTGGCATTTCCTGTATTCTTTGAAGTTCTTTTTCTGGTATACTAGGAAATTGTTTTTTTAATTCAGGTATTGTAATAGATTTAACTTCACCAACATAGTAAACATCTTCAAAGTTAGGATCTTCTGTATAGGAATATATTAAATTAGCTGGATCAACATAGTCAACAACTATACCGTTTGTTTTATTAAAACTTGTTTTAGCACAAGCAATACCACAAACAACTAAGTCTTCGTTTATTCTTCTTTTTGTCAATGGCCATCTATTACTAGCTAATGTAGTTGTTATAGCTTCCTCTTCTGCTATTTCTACTGATTGTTTGTAGGAAAGTTGCATGTGAAGTTCTAATTCCTCATTACTTTGAGGTAGTTGTTCAGCTGGTATTTTTGACTGTTTAGCATCAATGCCCAAAGCTTGCTTTGCTTGCTGCATTAATTCTTTAGCGTACATATCTTCAGCTATAGCCTGTGCATATTTTGTTCGTTTTTTTACAGACTCTGGATCTTGAGAATATGCTTTAATCTCAAACTCTTTATTAGATATACCATTTACTACTATATTAACAAATTTAGATATAACAGGAACTGGCTTCCAGTCTAAATTTAAATAAGACAAATCACCATTTATAGATAACTCGTCTTTGTATTTTTGAACAGATTGCTCTCCTCTAGCGTATAGTCTTAGGTTATGAAAATTATTCCAACTAGTAAGGTATCTGTTACCGTTTGTTCTACCTTGATTAAACCACTCAGTTTCAATAGCAGAAGCTACTTGAGAGCCGTACTCTCTTGAAGCTTTTTCAGCGTCTGGTACTACCTGACTAGGAAAAGCGCTATTTGAATTAGTATATATTTTCATTTATTCAATTATTTTTGACAATGTACCTTTGTTATTATATCTTTTAAAACCTAAATTGTAAGAAGGTCTTTTGAATGTCGGGTTTGGTTTATACTTGTTTTTATTGCAAGCCATAATAGCTAAACCTGAGCTTATAGACGCATCATGAGATGTTCTATTATTTATATTAAATTTAGCCCAATCTTCAAGAGTTCTTTGGAAATAAACATCACCATAATTACCATCATCTTTTAAACCAACATGGTGTTCTATATAAGATTCTATTGCCGCTGCGTGAGCTTGCTTTATATCTTCACTAGAGTTTGGTATTCCACCTATTTCTCTCTCTGTGGTTGATAATTTACTATATTTTTTATCTGGTCTATTTATAGAGTAACCTCTATAACCTCTACGTTTAAAATAATACAACAGTCTAGGTTTGTTGTTTTCAGCAAGTATTGGCATACCATAAAAAACACAAGCCATTAATACATCTTCAAAAAATATTTCAGCTGTTTGAGGTCTAGATATATATTCTAGGAAAAAATGATTTGATGGAACATTATCCATGTTAAACTTAGTTAAACCATGTAAAGCTCCATTAGATCCTCTTCTGTCTACAGTTCCAGATATATCGTAACTGTCACAACCAAAAGCTCCCATGTAATCATTGCCAGGCCATTTAAGTCCGTTTTTCTTTATAACACTATTTTGCATTTCAACAGATGGTATCCAAGATACAAAAAATCTACCTTGCTTACTAGGCATAAAAACAACTTTAGTATCTTTTACGCCGTTAACCCATTGAAAATTACCTTGTGTTATTATTCCGCTGTTTTTTAAATCAGCATTCCAATCTACTTGTTGATATATTTTAGTAAGATTAAATAAAGATGATTTAGCCTCGTCTCTAAATGCGTGCTCTTCCGTTCTTGGAAACTGACGGTAAAATTCGTTTAAACCATCTTGGTCTTCTTTTAAGCCATTTACTTCGTTTTGCCAGTACTCAATTACACCTAGCTTTATATCAGAACCATGAGGATCTTTTACAGCTTTCTTTGGTGTATCGAAGACAGGTACGCCATAAGAATCAATGTATCCTTCGTAGTTCCACTCCATAGGTATGAACAAAGAATATAATCCCGAGCTAGTCTGCCCATTGGCGTTTCTTTTTGTAACATCTGAAGCGTTATATAGTTTTTTAAAATTATCTCCTCCTTTATCTAAAGCGTTTGATGTACTTCCCATCATACACTTACCTATAACTTTACTACCTAATCTTAATGTTGTTTTTGTGACCCTCCAGTTGTTGAGGATGTTGTTCGGCCTTTCCCATTTCCCCGATTCATCGTGGACGAGGAGTTTAAGTTTTTCCCCATCGTAGGAGTTGTCACCGGTATTCTTCCAGTCGATGGTGGTGTCAAGACCGGTAATTTCTTGTACCTTCGTATTGGCGTCAAGCTTTCTACGGGTGAATTTTGACGCGGGTACCCTGTACGCGAGCTCGGTCTTTGGCCTATCCATACCGTCCTGGATCGGTTTGAAAAAGAAGGGATAGTTAACGGAAATTGGTACCACCTTATCTGTGAACATCTTTTTAGCATCGGGACCAGATTTGGACAATATGCCGAACCGTGAATCCGTGGATATTGTAGCAAGGTTGACCGACTCAGCTGAGGACATAAATGAGAATCCTGACCTACGGTTTTTAAGATAACACATTCCATAAGACCTGGCATCTGCTTTGCATGCCTCCCAAAATATGTAGAATAATCTATTTGATTCCCTAAAGTCTGGTTTCCCAACATCAATTTTGGACCACTGCAAGTACATGTAATGAGTACCAGTGATATAAGTAGGAACGTCTTTGTTAATAAACCAAAAACCTTCTTCACGCCTAATAAATTCTTTGTCAATATAGTCATACCATTTTTCTTTAAAATCCAAAGGGTACTCTTCCCAGTCGAATACAGATTTAATTTTCTTTAATTCCTTGGGGTATTCAGAATAATTCCACTTATTGTTTTCGAATTTTACGACTTCATTTTCTTTTGGTAAAGCTATTTTAAGGTTTTGTATTTCATACACTTCTCCTATCTGGCCAGTCTTACTTATTACTATTATATCGTAATCCTCATTGTAACCGTATTCCCATTTCTTATGCTTGTTCTTGTGATTTAAAGTTTTAGAATCAACATAGTTTTTTAATACTTTGTATAAAGTTTGCTCGTACATTATTTAGATCTACCTTCAGCAAAACCCTTAAAAGCTGTTTCTTCTTTAACTTTTTTAGGTTTCTCATTTAACAAGTCTTCTTCTTCCTGTATTCTATTTAATATTTCAAAAGCATCAAATATAGCTAACTTCTTAGTAGCTGCTGCATTTTTTAATCTGTCTGCCGATATATCATCGTCTGAATCAACAATAGCTTCTTTAGCTACTTTTATTAATTCTTCAACTGCTACTTGCCCAGCTTGGATTATATTCCTTTTGGTTTTGTTGATCTCCATACTTAATTACAATATCATTTGATTTCATACAATACAATCGCTCTTTGTCTACAATAAAGTCATATTCACCATAAGGCGTGTAGCCTACGGTGTCACCCTCGTTTATTCCTAGAGCCTCTAAAGAGCTATTACCTATTTTAAGTATACCAATAAGTTTTTTCTCTTTACTAACCTCTAAACCGTCTTTATCAGCTAGTGGTTTTATAAAACATCTACTATTTATAGAGTTCCATTTGTCTTTTTTCTTATAAAGATATACTTGATCTAGCGCACAAAAATACAAGCCATCAATAAATGATGATCTACTTTTCTTTTTAACGCCTTTCATATCGTAAAACGTACGAAAAACATTGTGATGTATAATTATTAAATCACCTTTACTTATAGGTGTTTTAAACGCTTTAGGAACTTCTACAACCTCAGCGATATTATTAACAAACTTAAAGCTTTCTATTTTAGTATTAAGTATTATTTTTTTATCGCCTATTTCTATTTCATTGTCGTATTCGTTTCCAACTGGTCTAACTATAAAGTCGTATAAGCTTTTCATTAGTATTCCAAATCGTACTCAACGGATATAGCCATGTTAGAATTAAACTTCTTCCACGGCAATATATCGTTGTTTTTCTTTATGTGTATATTATAAGAATTGTCTGAGCCTTCAAAAAGTATATGCGATATCTCATGACCACCATATACTTGTTGTCCTACAGAGTAATGCATAGCATCGTTTTTGTAGTCAGACCCAATACTAATCTTTCTAATATTATTTGTCATCTTCCTGTTCGATGTCAGTATAAGAACCGTCTTTCAAATCTATATTGACTTGGCCATACTGCTCTTCTAATTCCTTCTTTGTTTCGTCTATCTTTACAGTTACTTCTTTAATAGCTGCGTGTGCATTTAGTTTTTGCACATCTAATAAACCTATATGTCTCAACAAATCATTCATCTTTGTTTGTTGCTCAGTTACAGTTTTTAATTGCTTTTCTGTAATCTTGTTTACTTTCATTTCTTTTACTTTACTCATAATTTAATTTAATTTAATTGCTTTTTTACTCTATTATATATTATATGCATGTTTGAATCTCCCTTAAACTGTCTAGATAAAATGTTTGGGTTAATTAAAACATACGTCGATTCAACCGTATGTCCATTTGCTTTATTTGTATGGGTTGTTATAACTTTGTATCTATCTTGAAACTTTATTTCCTCTAACAAAACCATATTTTTTTCATAACTAACATTATGAATAGTTTTGACTCTATCAAGTTCATTGTGATTACCAACCGTTATAATACAATTGTAAGACGTTTTGCTTGACTCCCATTCACCTTCTAGTAATAATGTTTCAGTTTGCGCGCTTAAAAAGCTACTAAACAACACAAAAAATATCAATATTGTTTTCTTCATTTGATTTTATTTAATTTAATTAATACTCTTACTATTTATTATTACTTATAGATTTGAACTTTTCCACACCTCGTGATCCAAAGTAAGCTATATAAACAGTTGTAAGTAACTGTTTTAATAATTCAATCCACTCTTGTTCTACCGTAAAAGATATCTCATGATGACTATCTACCCATATAAGAGCTATAGCCATAAACGATAAAAATATTAAAGCCATAGGTCGTGTGTTTTTAGAAAGCCATGAATCTGATTTCATATCACTTTCCCAACGCCTTGTTATTTGACTCTCTGCCTCTGCATTAGCTTTATCCATTATTTCTTGGATTTGCTTTTTAATTAGCAGTTTTTCCTCTTTTGTGGTTGTAAGCTTATCGATGACGTCACCAACTTCTTTGATAACGCCACCCGTAAGCCATTGAATTATTTTTTTCAATTTATGTAATTTTATTTTACGTCTGGAATATACAACGGTGCGCTTCTAGAAAATGTTGCTTTTTTGTTAGGTAACAACGTTGTTTTTGATTTATCTACTTGTCCATCTACCGTCCAGTATTGGTTTAATGGAACCGTGCTATTCCCTGCATTTATTGATCCAATTCTTTGATCGTGAGTTCCAGCGCTTCTATTTACTAAGGGTAATCCTTGGCTTTCTCTAGTTTGATTTGCAGCCGCATTACCTGCGTTAGCAGAGTGACGAGCAATGTACGATAGTGTTTGCGGAGTTAAATTGTTAGAATTAGCGGAAATAAGTTCTTTGAAATTCGCGTTATTAACCTTTGTAGAATCGTTTACAGCTTGCATTTCATTTTTATATCTTTGCATATTAAGTTTCCCAATAAAACTTTGCTTTTCCTGCTTACCACGTCTTTTTATTTGATTTTTTGAATTTGGATCTTCATCAATAGTATTAATCGTGGTTGTAGAAGCTGGTGCTTTTGGTTTTGGTTTATCCTTTGCTAAATTTGTATTATAAGATTTACCATTAAACGTAAACGTACTAAGTCCTGATTTTCTTGCTTCTCCAAAAGCTTTACTAAACTCTGGTGATCCACTTTTTCTTGAAGTAACAACTTGTGAATTAGGAACATTTGGTTTTGTTGTTGTTGTTGTTGTTAGTCTAGCTCCAGTTTCATCATCAGCACTAAAAGTAGCACTAGAACCATCTACTGGATCATGCGTGTGTCCTGCGGCTCCACCATGTCCTGCGTTTGCAGCTCCAAATTGCTTATATCTTGCAGCTCCCCCATTGGTCATTATATCCATTACTCTACTAGCTCCTTTTTTATAGCCGTTTTCTCTTTCAGCTCCAAACTTCTGAGAGTAACCCATTTTAGCCGCTCCGTGCGGATGATCGTGTGGTCCTTTTTTAACGCTATATTTAGCTGCACCTTTCTGGTTTGCCGCTAACTCCTTTGCTGGAGCTGATGGATCTTTAGCTGTTACACTACCGCCATCTTTATTTGTTTTCATTTTTGCCATTGTTATTTTTTTATTTTTTTGCTTTAATTTTTTTTTCTGCGGCGTACGCGTCTTTTTCCCTA